GCATTTATTATTGGTGTTGATAGAGCAAAGATGAGATTGTATGATGTACAACAAAAGGCTGGTGAGATTGTTGACGCTAATCAAGTAGATGAAAAGGAAGACGCATATAACAAATTTAGCGATTTTAAACTATGAAACACCTAGATGTAAAAGCATTTTCTAAATTGTATAAGTCGGTTGTACCAAATGATTTGTGCGATAAGACCGTTTCTGAAATGAATAATTTAAAATTTCAAGAACATACATTTTATAATGCAAATACAAATGAATATAAACCTAGAAGTGGCTCACAAGAATTATCTATGAGTTGGGGTAATGTATCTACTAAAAATCAACTTAATAAATTTGTTGATGACACAGCATTTAAATATGTGCAAGAATTAAAAATGCCTTGGTTTGACAAGTATCAAGGTTACTCTCATGTAAGGTTTAACAAGTATTCAGAAAACAAAAGAATGGCTTTACATGCAGACCATATTCACTCCATGTTTGATGGTGAAAGAAAGGGTATACCAATATTGAGTGTATTGGGAGTTTTAAATGATGATTATGAGGGTGGTGAATTTGTTTTAATTGATGAGAAAATAAATTTATCAAAAGGAGATATTATAATATTTCCTAGTAACTTCATGTATCCTCATAAAGTTGAACCGGTGACGAAAGGTACTCGTTACTCTTATATTAGTTGGATATGGTAAAGAAAAAACAAAAAGTAAGATTTCATAAGGGCGATAAAAGACCAAATAGTTTGGAGAAAAAGTTGAAATATAAGATAGAGATGGCAAAAGAAGGTAAGAAGATACTATGGCATGTATTAGAATCGCCTACAAATAATGTGGTATCAAAATATTTCTTTGAAGAAGACGCTCAAAAACTAGTAGATTTTCAAAATAAACACCGTGTTTGGCAAGAAAATGGTGGTATTCCGAAGTTTCTTTGGAATTATTAGTTGCCTTTCCCTCATAAATATGGTAAGAGGGAACAATGGCATACGATTTTATACCTAAAAGTACAACAGAAATAAGACAAGCAGGTGTATTTACCAACGCAAGTGGTGAATATGAAAAGGTCTATTCATATCTATTTAATAAATTTAAAAGAAATGACCCAATTGCTTTAAGTAAAAAGTCAGCTGAGAAAAAGAATATTAAAATATCAAGAGGTTTCCAAGGTGTCTTAACATTACCTGAGGTTAAGAAAGATTTACAATTAAGTGATACTAAATTATCTTTTGGTGAGGGTAGCCGAGGTGGTAGAGGTGTTGCTAATAAAGGTGGATTATTTGAAAGAGATTTGACAGAGGACTTAAAAACATGGTGGGCTGATGAGTCAAAATATAAAAATAGATTTTCAGAAAAAATCATAGATGAAATGTCAAAGACTTATGGTTGGGATAAAGCAAAAAATTTTGATGTAAAACAAGAGGGAGATTTAAACCAAAGAAGACCTTTGGTCTTTGCAGGTAATCAACCATATATTGGTACAGGCAATGACCCAAATATAGGTGAGATTGTAACAGACATTACAGTTATCGCAGATAAAAAACGAGTTTTCTTATCACTAAAGGCCACAGGCACAGTAACATTCTTTAACGCTGGAGTTACAAAATATTTAGTTGCAGATGAGATGAAAAAATTTGGCACGATTAAAAATGCTCAAGGGAAAGCATTGTTAAAAATGTTAGGTCTATCACCTACTAAATTAGCAGCTGTATTTAATTCATATGGTGGTAAACAAGAGAGATTTCAAGAAAATGTTTTTAATAAGATGGACAAAAATATGTTCATTAAATTTTTAAGGTCTGGTATTGGTTATGGATATCATTATGTTCATGCTAAAAAACCCACAGAAATACATCACTTTAAAATGACTAAAGCATTTATGACTAAACTAGCAAACCCTAGAAGTGCGATTGCATTTTATGGTGGTAAAACCTCTGCTGGTAAAAGAGTTGATATTGAAGTAGATACACCAAATATCACACTAAAAATCAATATCAGAAATAAACAAGGTGGCGTGTATCCTTCCCATATAATGTGTGATTACATATTCAAATCTTATAAATAGTATTATGATTTGTTAATGAACTTATTGATTTATTATATTAATGGATAATTTGGAGAACAAATGTTTAGTTTTAAAGGGTTTCAAACCCAAGATAAAAATACACACCTAGAACACCTAGAAGACGATATTATTAATCGTGGTTCTAAAGGTGGCGATAACGCTCTTAACTTTCTAAAATCAGTTAGAAATATGTTAGCAGGTGCCTCAGGTGGTGTCAATATGACCGTCAAATGGGACGGTGCTCCAGCTATAATATGTGGTATTAATCCAGAAAACGGCAAATTCTTTGTCGGTACTAAATCAGTATTTAATAAAACTCCTAAAATAAATTATACTACCTCGGATATTCGTAGAAATCATAGTGGTGTAGTAGCACAAAAACTACAAGTTTGTTTAAATAATTTATCAAGATTAAATATTAAAGGCATATTACAAGGCGACTTATTATTTACAAACGATTTAAAAGCCATTAATATAGATGGTGAAAAAATGGTTTCATTTACACCAAATACCATAACTTATGCTGTGCCTATCAATAGTAATATAGGTCAAAGAATAGCTAGAGCAAAAATGGGTATAGTTTTTCATACACAATACTCTGGTAAGTCTATGGATAAACTATCAGCTAGTTTTGGTACCGTTACAGGTTCATCTAACAGAAATATATTTTTAGCGAGTGCAGCTTATAAAGAAACTGCCGTCATGTTTAATAAGTCAGAATTATCAAGATTTGACGGACAGATTAGAATGGCAGAGGGCTCTTTGAGAAAGGCTGCTCCTATTTTAGACCTTATGAGTAAAAATTCTAGTGACCAATTATCAGTAGGTTTTAGATTAAAAACATATTTTAATTATTTTATAAAGAACTCAAATAGTGGTATGGATAAAGTAGCTACAATGCAAAAACAATTTAGAGATTATTTTGATAATATTTTACAGGCAGAAATTGACGCAAAGAAAACACCAAGAGGTAAAGAGAGATTTATAAGAGCACAAAAAGAGGGTTTAAGATTTATAGATAGAAATAGAACGGCATTATATTTTGCAATTGCTAGTCATATAACACTAGGTAATTGTAAGAATACATTATTACAAAAAATGAATCAGATACAAAGTATTGGTAACTTTATAAGAACTTCAAGAGGGTATAGAGTTACGGCACCAGAGGGTTATGTTGCAGTTGATAAAGTTGCAGGTGCAGTAAAACTTGTAGATAGGTTAGAATTTAGCAGACAAAACTTTACAATGCCAAAAGGGTGGAACTAATGAGAACTATACCAGATACAATTGATATTATTAAAAATAAAATGATAAGAGTATTAGATTTTTATTACAGCATTATTGAAAGTGTAGGTATAAAAATGAGTCAGTATGGCTGGAATAAAAGATGGTGTAATAGAAAGAAAGGTACAGGTTATAGAAAGTGAAACAATTTGATGACATAAGATTTCAAGAATTAAAAGAAGGATTATATGACCCTAATATATTCAAGGCTTTCTTTTTAGCAGGTGGTCCTGGTTCGGGTAAAACATTTGTAACTAAAAATGCATTTGGTGGTACAGGTTTAAGACAGATAAATTCTGATAGTGCATTTGAAAACGCATTAAGAAAAAATGGTTTATCTTTAAAAATGCCTGAAGATGAGGCAGAAGCTAGAGATATATTAAGAGCAAGAGCAAAAGGCACAACTGATAAAACTATGGACTTATCTATTAAAGGTAGATTAGGTATGGTCATAGATGGCACAGGTAGAGATTATGATAAAATTGCAAGACAAAAAGCAATACTAGACCAATTAGGTTATGATTGTTATATGATATTTGTTAATACTAGTTTAGAGGTTGCGTTAGAAAGAAATAAAAGAAGAGAGAGAAGTGTGCCAGAATATGTTACTAGAAAATCGCATGCTACCGTGCAATCAAATATTGGTAAGTTTCAAAATACTTTTGGCATGGGTAATATGGTAATTATTGATAATAGTAAAGACGATAGAGAACTTACAACACAAATAATGGACAGATGTTCTAAAGCAGTAAGAAGATTATTAAGTAATAAAATTAAGTCATACACAGCAAAAAGGTGGATGGCTACAGAAAGAAGATTAAGAAGAAGATGAGATTTAAAGATTTCATAGACATAGACGCATTAACTCATGCTAAGATAGAAGAGAAGCCTGTCAAAAATTATAAAGGTGATTACAAAAATCTATCTATAGCAAAACCATCATCTAACGGCAGTAATGCTACCTATGATGAACTAAAAGAAATGCAAGTCATGTTTAAAAGTAGAACTCCTGAAATAGAGAAGAGTGTAAAAGACCATGACGAAGAGGTAGGTTTTGCAGTAAAAGAATACCTAGAAAAAAATAATTTAGATTACAACGAGTCAGATGTTGACAAGATTGCAGATGTAGGTTCTGGTATTGTTAGATACTATAAAAATAAATTTGAGAGACCTAGACCTTACCAACTTGCAGAGGCAATGAATTTAGATTTTAATATCATGCCTTTAGATAGTGATAGTATGAAATCACCAGCATATCCTTCAGGTCATAGTTTACAATCAAGATT